GCTGCGGCGGGGGTAGCTCCTTTGCCAGAATCTACGGCCAGCACTATGGCATCCGGCCGAATGCACTGGGCGACACAGATGCCGATTCGGTCAAGCCCTGTAATCTCGGCGAGGCGGGTAATGCCTGCGGCGTGAAAATGCGGCCGCATGCGCTCCAGCGTTTGCTCTGGAGTGCAGGCGCGGTGGGCTCCTTCGAGTCGGATTTTGTCTGTTAGTTCCAGGACCATTGAAGGGTGCGAAGCGTAAGGCGGGCGATGAGGCGGCGGAGTGGCGTGGTGATGGCGGCGGCGATGGATTGGCCGTGCTGGCAGTAGAGGCGGATCGTGCGGTCGCTGGCATGGCGGAGCATGGCGCGGCGGTATTCCACCCAATGAGTAGTGGCCGTGCCGAAGGCGGCGCGGGCTACCCAGCAGGCGGCAGCGGCGGCACCTATGACGGCGCTGGCTCCCATGGCCGCCCCTTGTAGTCCCATACCAGCAGCGTCGCGTGAGGCATCGGCTTGGATATTAGCAGATTTAAGGGCGGTCCTGTTGTTTTGGAAGCTGTTATAGATGCTGGCCTGCATGTTGGTGTTGGTGTTGAAGAGGTCCGATCCGTAGTTCATGGAGTTTCCGTAGGCTTGGCCGATCATCGAGGCGGCGTTGCCTTGGCTGGCTATGGGGATGTTGCTGCCGAGGGCGCGTTGGTAGGGGTCGAGGGCGACATTGGCCTGGGCGAGGCCGAGGTTGTTGGCGTATTGGTTTTGGGCGATGCCTGCTTGCTGTCCGTAGAGACTTCCGAGCATGCTTTGCTGTCCCGAAAATTGGTTGAAGTTCTGGCTGGCGACTCCTTGCAGGAAATTTTGGTTGGCGTAGTTCGCGTTGTAGTTTGCCGATTGGTTCGCCTGCTGGGCGGCGAGGTTTTGGCTGCTGTTGTATTGGGCGGCGTTGAGGTTGGCCGATTGGTTGGCGAGGTTGGCCTGTTGGGCGTAGCCTGCATCAGCCATGGCGCGTTGCTGCGAGGCGTCGAAGGAGGAGGCGTTGGCCTGCTGCTGGAATCCGGCGGAGGCCATGTTGGCGGCTTGCTGGTTGGCGGTGTTGAACTGGCCTGTCTGAAATGCGGTCTGCTGGTTTGCCAGGGCGGCTTGAAGCCCGCCCTGCTGCGCAAATTCAGCGGCTCGGGCGTTGGCGGCTTGGTTGGCTTGCTGTGCAGCGAGTTGGTTTTGGGCCGATTGGATAGAGGCGGCTTGCCGTAGCTGGGCGTTTGTTTGGCCTAATGTGAGACCCGCAGATTGGTTTGCCAGGGCGGCTCGAAGTGAGGCGTCTTGATTTGCCAGGGCTGCGGCTTGGGAAAATTGAGCGTCCTGACTTGCGCTTTGGAAACCCAAACTTTGGTTGGAAAGACCGGCCTGTTGTGCGTAACCGGCCTCGGCGAGCACTCGCTGCTGCTCGTTTTGGTTGGTGGTGAGGTTGGCTTGCTGCTGGAGCTGGGCTTGCTGGAGGGCGCGATTTGCGGCGACGGATTGGTTGGCGAGCCCTGCTTGGAGTGAGCGGCCGACATTGCTTTCTTGGCGGCCCATGTAGGCTTGGTTCGCCGCTTGCTGGACGGCGGTGCCTTGGCCGAGGACATTGCCAGCGAATGTGCGGCGTTCGTTTTCCCTGGCAGTAGCGAAGCGGTCGCGGTTGAGAAGCTCGGCGGCCATGGCGGATTGGCCGAGGCCGAGTCCACGGGCAGAGGATGCGGCGCGGGAGGATTGGATGGCGTCGCGGCTTTGCTCGGCGGAGAGGGACCGGCCGAGGGCGAGGTCGTTGCTGGCTTGATCGCGGAGTTGCCCATAAAGTCCATTGCCTCGGGCTTCGTCCATAAGGCCACGCTCGGCGGCACTGGCGCGGATGTCGCGGGATGTGACATCTTGTGTGCGGCGGATGCGAGCGGCTTGCATGGGGTCCACCGAGGATACCTGTGTGCCTCCGACACGCTCGATGCCTCCTGTGCTGGCGGCGTTTATTTGCTGGGCGTTGACATCGGCCACGGCCCCCGCTTGAGCGGCGCGGATGCGTTGGGCGCGGATTTGGTCAGGCGTGTAGCCTGCTGGGCCTTGGACATCGGCAACTTGTCCCATACTGGCAGCGTTGGCTTGAGCGGCTTGCATGTTGCCGACATTGGCAACGCGGGCACCTTGCGCCTGATCGGCGGCGACATTCTGGGAGGAAATTTGGTCGGGCCGGTAGAGCTGGCCGAGGGCCATCTCGTTGAGCCGGGCTTGGGCGGGGTCGTTGTAGGCGGCTACGCGGTCGGCAGTCTGGCCGACTTGGTTGTAGCTTTGGCCGAGCTGGGCGGCGGATGTTCCGGCGTCGCGGATGTTTTGGTTGGCGGCGGCCGTGTAGGTGCTGTCTTGGAGTCTTTGCGCAATGTCGCCGGTGTTCTCAATGGCTTGGTCGCTGAGGCGGCCTGCGGTATCGACGGTCGCATTGGCTTGGTCTTGAGCGATTGTGCGGCTAGCTGATTGGATGGCGGCCAGTTCATCCCCAAAGTCTCGCGTGCGTGGGGCGCGGCGGGGATTCACGGACATGCCGGTGCGGAGAGGGTTGCCGCTAATACCTCCGCCACCAGACATGCCAGCACTGGACATTGCGGTGGACATGGCTGACCCGGTTGCCCCTGTTGACATGGCGTTGTTGCCGGACATGGCTGCGCTCATCGCGGGGGCTGCGCTCATTGCGCCACCGCCTCCTCCTCCGCCGGACATTCCCCCTCCTCCGCCGCTGTTGCTCATGTTCATTGCCATAGGATTATTCCTTTTCTAAGAAGTGCTTGGCGTTTTCTGCGCCGTAGTTGAGGGTGATTTCTTCGCCTGCGGCGATGTCGCGCAGGGCGTAGTGCCGCATGAGTTCGTTTACCTGGTCGATCTCGTGGGAGGCGTTGGGGGTGTCGTGGTGGTTGTAGAGGGGGGCGAGGCCGAAGCCGAGGATGCTGGTGGCGTCATCGAGATAGTAGCTGTAGGTCTCGCAGGCGGGGGCTTTGGCGAGTTGCTTCTTTGGCACGCAGGCGTAGGGGGCCTCCTCGAGCACTTCGTGCTTGGCGATGGGAGTGGTGGCAAAGACGCCCCACCGGTGCAACGGGGACCGGCGCACGGCCAGCTTGGTCGCGTGGTAGGGCTCGGGGCGGAGCATGGTGGGGGCGGGGATCATGTTTTAATGCAATACATCATTGCGATGTTTTTTGGACGGGTTTCTGTGCCAAGATTAGTTTGTATTGCGATGGAAGCACTAGGAAATCCAGTAGATACATTGATATCTGTAACAGTCGTAGCTGACCCAGTTGATCTGCCTCCTTGAGTCTCCTGAACATTTAAAACGCAATTTCCAAAGGCCCAAGATACGGGATGATTATGAGGCTTTACATCATCGCTTTGTCTCGTTGCAAATGACCCAGAAGCTGTTCCGTCAGAGTTAGTCCCACTGCCACGAATAAAGTATCCGCGAAGATCAGGCAGATTAAATGTGGTGCTTCCGTCGCCAGATCCATAGGTTGTTCCGATTGCGGAAAACAATGCCGAGTAAGTGGATCGACTTACTAGATCACCATTAGCCTGTAACCATCCGCTTGGCGCGGAGTTCATAGCAAAAGGCATTACGGCCCCAGCCGGAACCAAGCGCGAGTCAGTCGTGATAACTGCCGTGCCGGTGATGGCGCTTGGCGCGATGCCGCTGGCAGGTGCAGAGCTTCCAGACGCCTGCTTGCCATCAAGCGCCGTTTGTAAGCCAGTCACATTGGCAATCGTGTGCGTGTGACCACTCACCGGCAACCCCGAGAGCTTGGTGTCGATCTCCGATTCCGTGTAGTAGCGGTCGTCGTGTGTATGCGCAGCAGCGGCATAAGAGCCAGACGCCTGCTTGCCTGCCAACAGAGTATTCATCTCTGTCTCTGTGTAATAGCGGTCGTCGTGGGTGTGCGCGTCTGGGGTGGCGGTGACGATGATATTGGCCGACCCATTAAAAGAGACACCATTGATGGTGCGGGCCGTTTGCAGAGTTGTTGCCGTAGCGGCATTTCCAGAGCAAGCCGCTGCCGTGGTTGCCGTAGCTGCGTTGCCGGAGCAGGCAAGCGCATTTGTAGCTGTCGTTGCTGTCGTCGCCGTGCTGGCATTCCCAGTCACATTTCCGGTCAAGTTGGCTGTGATTGTTCCGGCGGAAAAATTGCCGCTCCCATCCCGAGCCACAATGGCATTGGCCGTGCTGGCGTTTGTAGCAGTGGTTGCCGAGTTGGCTACCTTCCCTGCCGTGGTGATCTGCGCAAGTTTCGTATCAGCGATGGCCGCACCGGCGGCGATGTCGGCATTGACGATGTTGGCGACGGTGGCGGAGTCCACCAGGGCATGGAGAGATGCAGGGGTGACGAGGTCGCCGTTGGTGAAGGTTTTGCCTTTGGTGAGAGTTGCCATGGTTAGTTGAGGGTGCGGGTTTCGGTGGGGTCAAGGGCGGAGCGGGTGGCTTCGGCGCTGATCTGGCGCAAGATGGGGCGGCCGCTTTGTGTGCGGAAGCGGAGGTCGAGGCCGGTGGCTTTGCAGCGCAGCGGGGCTTTGAGCGTGTAATCTTCCTCCTCGCCGGTCGTATTCTCCAGTGAGCCGACTTGGAAATCGGCGTCGTAGTCAGTAGTCACGGCATCGAGCGCGCAGGCGCTATCGTCTGGCAGCAACACGCTGGCTTTTGCGCGAGTTAGGCGTTTTGTGTTGAGGCTGTTCCATCCGTAGCGGCGGGTTATGAGTTCGGATGGCACGGCAGTAAAAAGCCCGCTTGCGTTTGCGTAGGGCACCTCGTCGCCGTAGTCGAGTTCATCGAGCAGGAAGAGGGTTCCGGCGCGGCTGGCTGCAAAGAGGCGGCGCTGGCTGGAGTAGGCGGCGACCAGTAGCTCGTCGAGATTGATGGCGTAGGTGTCGCGGCTTTCCCATTGCGAGTTCAGAGCGTTCCAGAGGAAAAGGGTGTTGTTGGCCGTGGCGTTCTCGCCAATTGGCACGGCGAGGTAGTAGCGGTTGTTCCACCAACGACCTACAGCAAGGTGCGCGTAGTCGGTATTGATCTCGTCAATCTGGTCGGCGATGGGGTCCGAGAGTGGCTGGGTGTTTGCCCTGAGCTTGAGGTCGAGCTGGGTGTCGAGGCGGTAAACTCCGGCGTCGGAGAGGAAAAACACAAACTGACCGGCCGTCTGGATTGACCGGCGGGCTACGCAGCCGATTTCGTCAGTGAGGAGCGTGAGGCGGGAGACGGCGCTGTCCACCGTGAAGGTGTCGCCCGTCGCGTTGCTGGTGTCGGTGAGGTTGGCAAGCCAGATTGAGTTGCGCATGAAGACCAGTGCTTGGCCTTCAACCCATGGGTGAATTGCCACCAGGTAGTCGTTGCTTCCTTGGTTGGCGCGGAAAGATTGGAAAAATGGGTCGAAAAGATCAGGCTCAAGAACATCCGAAATGGCCACGGTGTCGCGGCCATCAGGAATCCACAGCCGGTTGCCGATGTAGCTGGCCCAGCCAGTGGAACGCAGTGTCTTGAATGTTACGCCCTCGGCCGGCACGCCCGAGGCGGCGCGTTGAAACTCCATCGTCGAGCCATCCCACCAGAGCGGGGCTTTGACGCGGCGGATTGCGATGTCGGCGGCGACATCCGGCAATGTGCCAGCGGGCACGGCGATGGTGAAGGCATTGGCCGTAGCGGTGAGGATGTCATACTCATGCCCTTGGAATGCCGCTTGGCTCCCCTCCTCGATCCGCACGCGCTGTCCGGCCGCGAGGCCATGGGCCGTGATGTGGACGGTGGCCGTGGTGCCGGAGACTGCAATGCCGCTGGAGGTGGTGTATTTCCAATCCCACGCCGGGAGCGTCATGTCGGCCTCGCGCAGGAGGTAGAAACGATTGAAAGCCTGGATCGTCGAAACGCTGTCCGTGGGCTCGATGATCTCGTCAGATGCAGTGCCAGTGGCGGGATAGTTGATCTCCTCGATAGGCTCATCCTGCCGGTAGAGAAATGCCGAGGTCGGCCCGCAGAGGACGATGTATTCATTCTCATCGTCGTAGTTCGGCGAGGAGAAAACGCCCGAGGCGAAGATGCCGCCAGAGTAGATCGTGCGCACGCGGGCATTGGCATCCAGCACAAATGGCAGAGTAAGAGGCTGCGTGCCTGCGGAGATGCCATCGCCGAGCCGCTTCGCGCCTTTGCGGGTCTGGGCCACGCCTCG